AAAATCTAAAAGTCAATTTATATATATTGCTGTTTTTCAACTTAATTTCGAAACAGAAATTAATATTGTTTAGTTGGAAAAAAGCAATATAGATAAATTATAAAGGTCGATATCTATGTCACATAATTAATAAGAAAATTACACATATGAGTTATTCCTCACAAACAGGGCATTTTGGAGCACGTATTCAAGATGCTAAAGGGACATTTAAAACCCCTACCTTCTTCTTTAAATTAACCGCTGGTGGCTTAGGTTCTAATTCAGAACTATTAGTTCCTGACCCTGAGATTGGAGGCAGTCGCGATATTGATGAAGCAGCCGTTGGTGCTATTTCCTATGGCGGAACCTATGAATTTAATTTTCGTTCGGAAGACTTAGGCATCCTTATTTATGGTGCTTTAGGTGCGGTCACTGTTTCCGGTCTAGGAAATGGTGCTTACAAACACACCTTCACACCTGCTAATAGTTTGCCATGGTTATCAGTTGAAGAAAAGATTTCTGATACTTATGATACTTTCAATTATACTGATGCCAGAGTATCTTCATTGGAATTGAATTCAGATGCTAACGCATTTTTATCAGGTTCATGCGAGATGATTGCTATTACTCAATCGGGAAATGCTGTTGCTCAAACAGCAGCTTACGATTCATCTCCTATCTTAACATCACATACTGGTTATATTACATTAGAAGGAACTCAATATTATGTAAGAAGTTGTAATTTCTCATTCAATAACAATTTGGAAGATGATGACTTTAGAGTTGGTCGCCGTACTTTGGGAGACATTCCAGAGCATAGACGCGAATTATCAGCGACTCTTACCATCAGACCAGATGACAATGCACTATATGCTAAGGCTGTCTACGGAGAAGCCGCAGCTACTATTCCTACTAATAATATTTATTCGGGGGAATTAATAATGCAATGGGATTCTGGAAACACTTTAATTGGAGCCTCAGCTTTACCTTATAAGTTGAAAGTTTCAGTTACTAATGCTTACTTCCGACCATTTACAATCGAGCCATCAGGCGATGATATTATTGAGCATGATTTAGAATTATTGCCAGTAGCGTTATCAGGTGACATTGTAACTATTGAGTTATGGAATGGAATTTCTGACTACACTGCGTAAGAAAATTAATCTTCTTAACTTCTAAATAATTAAGATAGCTTTAAGCTACTAAAAATATGTCAGAAAGTCAGAAAGATAACTCTTCTAATTCTTCGGCAACGGAGAATAACGGAGAAACAAAACCAAAAATTTATTTTGGCATTCAAAAAACCGAGGTCTTTTATTTCGATGAAAGTAAAGACCAATTCATTGAATTCAAAAAAATGAATGAAGGTGAACGCCAAGAGTACGAGGACACGACTGGTCACCAAATTTCCATGGATAAGAACTCTGATAATGTTAAGATGAATTTATCCACCGGAAAAGATAGGGCAGTCCTTTTAGGATTGGTGATGGTTAAATACAGCATCTACATTGAAGAGGCAGGAAAATCAGTCTTAAAAGAAGGCAGCGACAAAGGTGTTTGGAAACATTTAATTTCTCAAATGGACGGCGAGCTTGCTCAAAGACTGTTCGAAGAAATTAAAAAACTAAATACTTGGATTAAAGCCAGCGAGGAAGAGGTCAAAGTAGAACAAAAAAAAGATTAGAGCTCAGGCATCAATCTAGGAGGATAGCCCAAGGAATGTCTGTAACCAATCCTCATCCGGCATTGTTTATATATTCATTCTGTAAAGAATTCAAAACATTACCGGATAAGGGAGGCTATTACGACCAATCACCTGAGCTCATAACATACTTTTCCATTATTTCTGATGAAATAGGAAAAGTCGATAGAGCTAAACAAAAGGATGCGGAGCGTAAAAACAGAAGTAGTGGTAAAGGCAGAGTTTCAAGACGAAGATAAAGAAATATCAATGAGAATTGATTAAATTTTCTTATGGCAGATGCACAAGCACAATTAGTGCTAAAAGTTAATATACAAGACTTGTCCAAATTAAAACAAGTTGCCAGACAAATTGATGAAATTAGAAAAAAATCAGCAGGATTAGGTAAGATGACAACCGAAGTTAGTAAAGCAAAAAGTGCTTTTACTAAAATGGAAAAATCTACCACCACAGCTAATCAATCCATGAAAAAGCTGGGGTCATCAATAAAAACCGTTAGGCAACAAGTTGGTATGGCACAACTAGCTTTCAAACAGTGGTCAGATAGAATGATTGATGTTCAAAAGCGTTGGTTGGGTTTTGGAAAAAATATACAATGGACAGGTCGTCAATTATCTTTTGGTTTTACGCTCCCTTTGGTGGCGGCAAGCACCATGGCTGTAAAGACGGCTATGGAAATAGAATCTAGTTGGATTAGAGTTCAGAAAGTTTATGGTGATACAATAGAAGAATCAGAAAAATTTGCTCAAGTTCAAAGGGATATTTTAGGACCGTCAGTCGAAAGATTGTCGATGATTTTTGCTACTCATAAAAAGGAGGTAGTTGATATTATGGCTAGTTGGGCAGCCATGGGATGGACAGGAAAAGAATTAGCTGGAATTGTTCAAGAGACAATGGGATTCATGGTGGCTGGAGATATTGAAGCCGCTGAGGCGACTGAATATTTGCGTTCTACTGTTTCTATTTTTAATTTGACAGTTAAGGAAACACACAAGGCGTTAGCTCAATTGAATGCAATTGAAAATGCGACTGCTGCTCAAATGAAAGATTTAGGTGTGGCTATTACTAAAGTTGGTGCATCAGCGAGGGTTGCTAATTTAGACGTTGCGGAAACAGCGGCATTAATTGCTCAGATGAGAGATGCTGGTGTTCAAGCTAGCACTGCCGGTCAAGCATTGAAATTTATTATTGCTAGAATTGGTGCTCCTACAAAGGAAGCCGCCGAAAAAGTAGCTGCTTATTCCAAGGCAGTTGGTGAATCAACTATTAATATGAATGGAATGAGGTTTCAATCAAAAGGATTTATTAATAGGTTAAAAGATTTGTCAGAAACTTTTGTTAAATTAACAGACGTGCAAAGAATAAATTTTGCTCAAGCAATTGTTGGAAAAAGACAATACTCTCGTTTTATTACTGTCTTAGAAGGAATAACTGATGAGACATCAGCATTTAGCAGAGCTATGGAAGCCGCTTTAGACCCAAAAATAATTGAGAGATATGAACAAGAGGTAGCGACCGTATTAGAATCAGCTCCAGCGATGTGGAAGCGTTTAAAAATAGCAGTTGAGAATTTAGGTCAGTCATGGGGTCTGATAATATCACAAACATTAATGCCAATGGTTAAATGGCTAATTGGTTTAACAATGGCATTACGTCAACTTGACCCTGCCGTGCAAAAAAATGTATTTATATTTGGTGCTTTAATAGCCTTATTGGGACCGTTATTAGCATACATTGGGTTTGTTGCCCAAGGTGTGGCTGTATTAGCGTTGGCTTTTTCATCCCTAAGTAAAGCACTGGCTACAAATATACTTTTATCGACAACATTAATTGCTACATTACTAATATTATTTGCCGCGTTCAAATTGAACATTGGTGGCATGGGAGATTTTGTAAGAGGCTTCATAAAGAATATTAAAGGATTAACATTTAGTCTTGGAAAAATGGGTGATGTTTTTAATAATAGTTTAACAACAATGAAAGAAGTAGCGGGTCAAATGGATGGTTTAGGAGAGGATATGGCTGAGGGATTAGGTGATGGTTTAGAAGATGGTTTAGCAAACTTTGACAACGCGGCATTAAGGTCTCAAATGGAACAGTTTGGTAAAACATTACAAGATGACTTTTTACAAGGATTTTCTGATGTTGACCTAGATGTTTTGAATACGGCAATCGGAGTTGTAAAACAATATTATAATGACATGATTTCTTTAAATAAAATGTCGGTTGAAGAAGCTCTAAAAGGAATTAAGGATTCCGTTACTGATGTTGCTCAAGCAATTGCTAGCAGTAAGGAGTCTGGAGCTGTTATCAATTTATTTGATTTATTAAAAGATAAAATTGGTTCTATTAATGCTGAGATGTTACAAAGCGTATCAGCCGCTCAATTAAAAGTTGGCGTGTTGCAAGATGAATTTGATGTTCATAAACAAATATATGAAGCGGCTAGAGATGAATATAATGCTCAAAAAGATTACATTCAATTCCTTTCTAAAACTAATAAAGATATTAGTATTGAAATAAGCACAACCGAGAAGAAGAGAATGTGGGAAATTAAAGCAAAAATAAAAGAAGTTCAAAAAGCAAACCTTGCTGAGATGCAAGCAGAAAAGAGAAAGGCATTACTATTAGCTAAGCAGGTTGGTAAAACTAAAAAAGAATTAGATGGAAAAGAAGAGGAATTAAAGATAGCCAAAGAATTGCTAAAAATTGAACAAAAAATAATGCAATTAAGATTAGGGTTTTTAAGAGCTGTTAATTTAAGTAGCACAACTGGTCTTGATATTGGAGCCGCTGGAATGATGGCTGGAGCAAGTGCCGCATTACCCAATTTAGATTTAGCGGGCATAGTAGCCGGTGCATCTGACTTTGGAGGAATGAGTTCTGATATAGGA